TTCCAAGACATAAATAGGTTAGAATGGAATTAAAAGATATTAAAATATTAGGAAGTATAATACCAAGAGTATTAAATATAGTTACTAAACACGAACTACCTGAAAAGGAATTTGATTTTGTTTATGGGCAAGAAGAATATACTATGGAGTTTAAGAAATTAAAAAAACAATTTAAAAGATTATGGCTAAAAAGAAAATAGATATAGAATTAAATGTTAAAACAGGTAAAGCTGCTCAGGATTTAAAAAATGTTGATTCAGGGTTAAAAGGTATAGGGGGAGCAGGACAGATAGCAGGTAAAGGTTTTAAGGTTATGGGTAGTGCTATGAAGGCAGCAGGAATAGGTATTATAGTAACTTTATTTGCACAGTTAGTAGAACAACTACAAAAGAATCAGAGGTTTATGGATGCTATGAATAAAATATTTTTAGCGTTAGAGCCTATCTTAATGATGGTTGCTGAGGTTATAGCAGTAGTAGTAGAGGGGCTTTCAGAGTTAATTGGAGCTACTATGAGTGCTGTTTCAGGAGCAGATAGCCTGACAGATTCTTTAGTAACACAAAGAAACGAAGTAAGACTATTAGAAGCTGAGTTAGGACTATTGCAATTACAGTATCAAAAAGAGGCTGAATTGATGCGACAAATTAGAGATGATGAGTCATTAAGTATTGAAGAAAGAATAGATGCTAACTATGAATTAGGTAAAATATTAGAAGAACAATTAGAGAATGAAAGGCATATTGCTGAACAATCTTTACATCTAGCAGAATTAGAATTATCAAGAAATGAAGATAATATAGATTTACAGGCTCAGTTAATAGAGGCTAAAATAAAACTTGCAGAAATAGATGAAAGGATCACAGGGCAACGATCAGAACAATTAACTAACTTAAATTCATTAGAAAGAGAAAGAGAATCTCAACAAAAAGAAAATGCAAGAATTAGAGAGGAGCAGTTAGAGAAAGAAAAGCAAATGCTACAGGACTTAATTGACTTACAGAATGAAGATATAAAAGTAAAGAAAGAAGCAAATAGAGATTTAAATGCACAATTTGAAAATGCAGAAACAGCCAATAAAGAACTTATAGAGCAGAAAAAAGAACTAATGAAGCAAGAGTTAGATGCTCTTGATGTAAGTGTAGAAAATGCTAAGGCAAATATAATTGCCCAAGAAGAAAAGGTGGGGGGACTTAAAGAGGAAGTAAGGGTTATAGAAGAATCAAATAAAGCACAAAAAGAAAGACAAGAAAGGGCAGAGGCAGAGATAGAGTTAGCAGGAGATCAAGCAGGTTTTTGGGCTACTTCATTTATTCCTAATATTCAAGAAGTTAGCGAGGCAACTTTAGAGCAAATAAGAATTTCTGATGAAAGTTCACAAGCCTCAGTAGAAATAGTTAGTACAGCCGCACAAAAGAAACTAGAGATAGAGGAAAGGTATGCACAAGAAATATTAGAAATAGAACAAAGTTTAATTGATACTAAAGATACTCTACAAGAACAAGCAGATGATGAGTTATTTTTACACTTTGAAACAGCAAAAGAAAAAGAGATTAGATTGGCTGAAGAAAAGTATGATAGACTTCTTGGGTTAGCTCAGGGTAATGCTGAAGCGACTGAACAATTAGAACAGGAAAAAGCTGATGCTATAAACGAAATAAATACAAGAGAGCAAAAACAAGCATTTAAAATGATGAGAGATAGGATTGCTCAGATAAGAAAGGAAAAAGAATTAGAAAAACAATTAGAAAGACAAGCAGGGTTAGAAACTTTACAAATGGGTATGGATTTAGCTAAAGAGGGTACTGCTACTTTTAAAGCTGTTGCAAGTGCTGAAACTATTATGGCTACCTATATGGGTGCGACAAAGGCTTTAGCAAATGTTCCTCCTCCTTTTAATTTTGTTCAAGCAGGTTTAATAATTGCAGCAGGAGCGAAAAATTTAGCAGAAATTAGTAAAACTAAAGTGCCTGGAGGTGATTCAGGGTTACAAGGAAGAATAGATGATAAAATGTCCTTAATTTCTGATGGAGATATGACAGGAGATGTTCCTGCAATAACATTTGGAGATGCAGGTAGTGATGTGCCACCTGTTCAAGCGTATGTTGTAGAAACAGATATTAGTAATGCTCAGGCTTTACAAAGTGAGCTTGATTTACAAAGCACCCTATAAACAAAATATTAACAAATAATATATACTATTACAATGGCTGAAAAAAAGATAAAAAAAAGATTAGTAGAATTAATCATAGATGAACAATCAGAAAGGTTTGGCGTTGAAGCTATAAGTCTTGTTGAATTTCCTGCGATAGAGGAAAACTGGGTGTTCTTCAATAAAGATAATTTCCTATCCTTAGCAAAATTAGATGAAGAAAAGAAAACTTTAGTAGGAGCAGTCCTTATTCCTGAAAAAGAAATACCTAGATACGATCAAGAATTAAACGAAGAATACATAGTATACTTTAGTAAAGAAACTATTAAACAAGCTCAGGAGCTATTTATGAGTACTCTAAGAAACAATAATGCCACGTTTGAGCATAAAGTACCTATTGAGGGTTTAAGCGTTGTAGAGAGTTGGATTAAAGAAGATGAAAAATATGACAAGTCATCACAATTTGGATTTGAAAATATGCCTCTTGGAACTTGGTTTGTAAAAATGAAAGTTAACAATGATGAAGTATGGGATAAAGTAAAGAATAAAGAAGTAAAAGGATTTAGCATAGAAGGGTACTTTACAGATAAATTAATAGAGGCTTCTAAAAAGAGAGCATACAAAGATATAGAAAACAAAATAGCTGTTGTAGGAGCTTTAGATGGAGAGCCATTGTTTTCTACTAAAGAAGAAGCTGAGGCATACGCTAAGTTATTTAAGAATTGCGAGGGTTATCACGAACACGAAGTAGAGGGAGTAATTAGATATATGGCTTGTGAAAAACATTCAGATGCTACTGAAATGAAAAAAAGAAAATACAAAAGAAAAAAGAAATACACAAAAGAAGATAGATTAAGTGATGAGGATTTGTTAGATAGAATTAGAATGATTATAGCTCAGGATGAGAAAGATCAATTTGAGCTAATGAAAGAATACATTACGAAAAGGGCGTTAGCTAAATATCCTTGGAAACAATGTATCGCTGATATGAAAAAAAAGTATGGAGAAAAATCTGCTGCTAAAATCTGTTCAGCTATTAAAAGTGGTACTGTAAAAAGGTAGCCTGTAAACAAATATTAAATTAATTATATATACTTATAAAAATCTATTACAATGAAAGACACGTTAGAAAAAATCAAAACTTTGTTGTCTATTGATAACAAAGAATCTAAGGAAGTTAAAATGTATGCAGAGATGAAACTAGATGATGGGAGAGTTGTAGCTACCGAAGATGAACAATTTATGATTGGCTCTGAAGTCTTTGTAGTAAATGATGATGGCGAGGCAAGTCCTTTATCAGCAGGATCATATACTATGGAAGATGGAGCTAAACTTACTATTGATGATAATGGTAAAATCTTAGATATGGGAGAAGAAAAAGAAGCTGAAGAAGTAGAGGCTGAAGATGAAGATAAAGAAGAAATGGCTGAAGAGGCGGATGTTGCTGATTGGGAAGGAATGGAAAAGAGAATTAAAAATCTTGAAGATGCTGTAGCTGATTTAAAAGCAGATAAAGAAAATATGTCTGTTGAAAATGAAGAAACAGTTGAAGAAGAAATTTCTGAAGAAGAAAAAGTAGAAATGTCTAAAGATATGGTTACTAGCTTAGTAGAAGAAATAGAACACTTAAAAACTAAGTTATCAGAAATGGAAGAACAGCCAGGAGCTGAGGGCTTTACTCACAATCCTGAAACACAAACTAAATCAGACAAAGTTGATTTAGCAAGAATGTCTGCTAAAGAAAGAGCAGCATATTACATTAACAATAAATAATTTTAAAAAAATGGCGAACAATAAATATAATTTATCAAAAGAGTATCAGTTTGATATAACTGTTACTGACAATACTTACGCAGGTAAGTTAGCGTTGCCTTATGTAACTGCTGCAGTTAAAAGTCCTGACACAGTTGCTAAAGGCTATGTAAGAACAATAGATGGTTTAAATAGTAAAGCTGTAATTTCTAACTTAGGAATTAATGATCCTATAGTTGCTGCTGCTTGTTCATTCTCATCAGGTAATGATACTTCTCTTACAGAGCAAGTTCTTACACTTACTGATTTAAAAGTAAATGAGGAAATTTGTAGAGGTACAGTTTTCCCTACTTGGATTGGAGAAAATATGGACAGAAATGGAAATCTACCAGGAACATTTGAGGACTTCTTATTATCTACAGTTGCTGCAAAAGCAGGAGAGCAATTAGAAAACTCAATATGGAAAGGATCATCTCCTTTTGGCGTTGGTTTCTTATCTAATGATGGAACACAAGATGAGGCAGGAGCAGATGCTTCAGCATTAAAAGACTTCACAGAAGTTGATTTTGCTAACGCTTTAGCTGCTTCAGATATATTAACTGATATGGCTTCAGTATATGATGCAGCAGTTGGTATTGGTGGTTTAACTTCTAAGCCAGGTTTTGGATTCTATATGAACAGCAAAACTTATGCTTTCTTATTACAAGCATTAGCTAATGCAGGTAGTAATCAAGGTATCAATAATGCAGGTGTAGCTCAAGACTTTAGTGGTGTGACTTACTTCGGTTTCCCTATCTATGTTTGTCCTGGAATGTTTGATGATGTAATCATTGCAACATACAGAGAAAACTTAGTATTTGGAACTAACTTAGCTACTGATTGGACAGAAGCAAGAGTAATACCAACTTATCAATATGATGGCTCTGACAATGTAAGAATTGTTATGAACTTTGCAGTAGGTGTACAATGTGCAGTTGCTACAGATGGTGTGTATGGCTCAACTGTTTGGACTTAATAGTTAATTAATTAATGGGGGTTGAAATATACCCCCCTTTTTATAAACAATATAAAACTTATATAAAATGGCTTGTAATTTAACAAAAGGTTTAGCAGTTGATTGTAAAGATCAGATTGGAGGCTTAAAAAAAATCTTTTTTGTAAAGTCTTATTGTTCTGACATTAGAGCTAAAGCTACTTTTGATGGTACTGATCCTCTAGTTATGGACACAGGAGGTTTTGCAAATTGGGATATACAAAGTGGTGGAGCTGTAACTGTATTTCAGTATGACTTACGCCCAAATCTATCTTCAATGACTGTTAATATTAATAGTGATCCTGCAACAGGAACTACTTTTTTTGAGCAAACTTTATCTCTTACGCTACAAAAATTATCAGTAGCTCAAACAAATGAGTTAAAGTTAATCTCTTATAATCGTTCTCAAATATTTGTACTTGATAATAATGATAATGTATTCTTATTAGGTATGGATAATGGGTGTGATATTTCAGGTGGTACTGCTGTAACAGGTGCTGCTAAAGGCGATATGACAGGATATACTTTAGAACTAAGAGCAGAAGAAAAAGATCCAATGATATGGCTTAATGCAACTGCAGGAGCAGGAACAGCTAAATATCCATTTGATGGATTGACTGATGAAGCTGACTTGACTATTACTACAGGATAGTATTAATAAATCGTTACTCAATTAAAATAGGGTTATCTAATGATAGCCCTTTTTTATTAAATAAATTTTATAATTAACCAAATAGTATAAAGTTTTTTTTACAAAACTTACATTTGAAAACGAATTACAACTATTTATATATACTTATAAAAGACAAATAATATGGCTTGGAAAGTAAAAGAACAATATAAAGACTATAAACCAATAAATATGAATTTGGCTTATGGACAATTAAAGCCTCATCAAATAAATAATTTATCTGATGAAGTAAAAGAGAAGTATTTTGAACAAGATACTCCTAAACCAAAAAAGAAAAAAAAAGAAGTTAAAATAGAAACAGATTCTTATAATGAGTACACAGACTAAAGTGCCTGATTTTGAAATGTTTGCTGAGTACAATGAGAAGTTTGATAAGGCTACAACACAAGAAGAAAAATTAGAAGTAATAAGAGAGTATCAAGATAAACTATGGAAAGATAATGTATAAAGCAGATTTCGTATTATTTCCTTTTACACAAAACTATTTATGGTTTTACGAAAACCTAAATGCTTATGTAGATTTACCATCTTCTACTTTTTGGATTGTGTTAAAATTTACAGGAAGAAATAATAACTATCAACGATCAATTATAGCAAGACCGACAAATGCAGACTTTTCAAGTCCTGTATATGAAAGTAATGATAGATATGTTAAATTTGGTTGTACTGTTTATATGCCTAAATGGACAGGTACACAAACTATGGATATATCAGGTAATAAATACACAGGTAATGTAGTATTGCCTACAAAAGACATATACGACATTAAGGTTTATTACTCTACTTCGCTTGAAATAGATACTGATGATTCTGATGTAACTTTAATACCTGAAATAAAACCTGTTTTACTTTGTACTGATGAGAATAGGGATATAGTCACAAACTCAGCTAATTGGGCAGATTATTTAAACCCTGCTTTTGTTTCTTATGACCCTTATACAACAAATGATTTGACTGAGGTTGAGATGACTACTTTGGGTAAGCCTGCTTCAGCTTCAGTAGATAATAGAGATGTACAATATGGCGTACAAACTTGGACTCCTAATTATAGTAACTAATGAAAAAGAAAAATAACACAGAAATATCAGTAATACATTTAGCAGAGTTTAATCTACCTGCTGTTACTGAAACAGCAAATAAGGATTGGATTCAATTTGGTACAGATAATATGTACCCTCAATATCTACTTGAATTATACAATGGTAGTAGTATTAACAATGCTATTATTAAAGGTGTTTCAGCTATGATTTATGGAGAGGGATTAGATGCTACTGACAAACAAGATAGTGAGGAACATAAGGAACAATGGCTAAGGCTTACATCTTTACTAGGTCATTCACAAAAAGACCTTTTAAAGTGCCTAGCGTTTGATTTAAAGCTGTTCGGTATGTGTTATGTAAATGTAATATGGAACAAGCCTAGAACAAAGATAGTAGAGATGTACCATATACCTGCACAATATATAAGAAGTGGAAAAACTGATGGTTATGGTAATGTAAATGAGTATTATTATTCAGCAGATTGGACAAATACTAGAAAGCACAAACCAAGAACATATAAAGCGTTTGATGAAAAGGACAGAACAAGTGCTAGTCAAGTATTATGTATCAAAGATTATTCTCCTGGTAGTTATTACTATTCATTACCTGATTATCAAGGCTCTACTTCTTACATTCAGTTAGATATGGAGATTGCTCAATTTCACTTATCTAATATAAAATCAGGTATGTTTCCAAGTATGGCTGTGAACTTTGCCAACGGCGTGCCTACAAGAGAGGAAAGAAGAACTATAGAAAGACAGATAAATTCTAAGTTTGGAGGATCAGGAAATGCAGGAAAGATTCTTATAACTTTTAATGATGGTAAAGACACAGCTCCTGAGATAGTTCCTATCAATGCTAATGACAATTCTGATAGCTACCAATTCTTATCTACAGAAACTACTAGAAAAGTTTTAACCGGCCATCGTGTGACAAGCCCACTCCTCTTTGGAGTAAAAGGAGATGGTGGTGGCTTTGGTAATAATGCTGATGAGCTAAGAGATTCTTACAGTTTATTTAACAATACTGTTATCAAGCCCTTTCAGAATACACTTTTAGAGGGATTACAGGCTGTTTTTAGTATTTGTGATATAAACCTTGATTTATACTTTAAATCGCTTAAACCTGCTGATTTCATTGATATTGAAACAGTAGCTAAAGTTAGTGAAGATGAGCAAGAGAAAGAGGGAATAGACACAGAGGATAAGGGAGAGCCAATTAAAAAAGAATTTAAGGCATTAGATGATATAGATAGAAAGCCAACAAAGCAAATGATGAGAGAGGCTAAGAAGGGACTTGAACTGCGAAAAGAATTTGGTAGAGGTGGTACTGAGGTTGGTGTAGCAAGAGCAAGAGATATAATGAACGGAAAAAACCTATCTATTGAAACGATCAAAAGAATGTACTCTTTTTTTAGTAGACAAGAAGAATCAATAAAAAACGGAGAGGGTTTTAAAAAAGGAGATAAAGGCTATCCAAGTGCAGGTAAAATAGCTTGGTTACTTTGGGGTGGAGAAGGTGGTTTTGATTGGGCTAAAAGAAAGGTTAAGGAAATAGAAAATGTAGAGAAGAATTTGAGTGATGATGATGCTAAAGTAATACTATCTAATTTAAAAAGTACAGAGGTTGATGAGAAAGAGTGGTTTGAGTTAGGAGAAATAGAGGCTGAAGATAGTAGCACAGAAACAGAGGAGAATTTTCAAGCGTTTGCAAGTCAGCATTTAAGCAAGCATTATGAGTTTGCAAGTGCAGGAAGAATACCATCAAATCCTGATAGTCCTACAAGTGATAGTAATGCAGGGTTAATAAGAGTTTTATATAGATACTCTAGGAATCTAAAAAAAAATAGTAGAGATTTTTGCAAACAAATGGTAAGCCTAAGTAAAGCAGGAACTTTATATACAATTAACAACTTAAAACAAGCTAAAAATTTAAGCGTAAATAAAGGCTT